TACTAAGATTGTTGGGCTTATCACTACGTAATCATGTCACTTAGTAAAGAAGAAAAAGAAAAAAGAGATGCTGCAGCAGCGGCTCTTTTACAAAAAAACCTCGATGATGCAAAAGCGGCTTTCGATGGTTTAGGTGAAGATGCTACTCAGGAGCAAAAAGATACTGCTCAGGCAGCAATTGATACTGCGCAGTTAGCAATTGATAATGTGAATAAACCTTCTGGCAAGACTAAGAAAGTGAAGTTTTTACTTTCTCCTACTGGAAGATTCAATTTAGCATATAACGAAGGTGAGGAAGGTGTTTTTGAAGAAAAACAAGCTGCCGAACTCGTGCAAGCAAAATACGCTGAATACGTAAAATAAAAAAGTTATGGTAACAAATCATCAATTCACTCCAGGTACGTTAACGGTTGTCACTTTGGCGCAGGCTAAAAAGCAATTGAATATCGAGGATGGTTTTACGGATCAGGATACTTTGATTGAGTCTTATATAGATGCGTCTGTAGAGAACTGTGAGAATTTTATCGGTGGTCATATTATTCCTGGTAATCTTGTATTGCAATTGGATAAGTTTGATGATCCGGTAATCTTTGAAGCGTTTCCGTTGAAGTCGATTACTTCTGTGACATATTATGCTGACGGAACTGAGGTGACTTTAGCTCCTGAAAAGTATGCGCTCACCAAACAAAGTGAGAAAGTTTTCAAGCTGAGATTCAAAGAAGATCTACCGACTACCGATAAGCGTTTTGATGCTGTTACGATAACCGTTGCTTGTGGTTTTACTGATAATAAGATTCCGAAACCGATTGTTCAGGCTATCAAGCTGCAAATTGCTGATATGTACACAATTCGTGAGGACCGAAAAGAGTTGCTTTCTACACAGGCTATGAGTTTGCTCCGGCCTTATAAAAAATACTGAAATGAATAAACCTTTCATTGGGCAAATGGATAGAAAGATTTCGATTGTAGAAGTACAAGCGACGCAATCTTCTACCGGAAACGAAACTACTACTGATGTAGAGATTTGTTCGCCGTATGCCGCAATGAAAGATGTTTCAGGAAATGAAGATGTAGAAGGAAAAGTAATTCATCTTTTTAGTAGAACGTATACGATTTGGGCTCGTGCGGAAGTGAAAGACAAAAGCACGAAACTGATTGTTATTGATGGGGATTTGCGTTTTGAAATTACCCACATCAAAGAAATTGGAAAAACGCATTTAGAATTATTGTGCAAAACTAATGAGTAGCAACATCAAAATAGATGTGATTGGGTTTGATAAGCTGACCAGTCAATTAAAACAACTGGCCAACGATAAGGATAAACGACGTGAAGTGCTGATTATCCTTCGTCAGATATCAAAACCAACATTAAATGCTGCTCGAAGTTTAGCGCCGATTTCTAATAAATCGCATAAAGCTCGTGGTAAAATTATTGCTCCTGGTAATCTAAAAAGGTCGCTGGGTAATATTACCGGAAAACAAGAAAATCCGACAGTTTATGTTGGTGCTCGTGCGAAAGGTTCTAATAGTGGTTGGTATGCGCACTTTGTTCATGATGGTAAAAATATTTACCGATCAGGATTCAAAAGAAAACGTGTTAAGGGAGCAAATGGCGCTGGTGCTTTGCGAAGAACAGAATCGAATCCTTTCTTAACAAAAGCGTATCAACAAACAAACGGAACTGTCACGGCTGATGCCGAAAAGCAAATGGTTGCATTTATACAACGCAGGATAAAAAGATTAAGCTAAGATGTTAAAACAGCTATCAGAAGAATTAATTACTTTTTTATGGGCGCAGTCACAATATACTGCGGTTATGGATAAGAAACCTTTTCCGATTGTGGCTTTAGGAACAAATGTGTTTCCGCTGACAACTTACCGAATCAATGAGGAACGTGGAGTTACAAAAGATGCAGACGGCGCTTCAATTGAGTTGGTTTTTTGGTTTGAACAAGGGCAGTATGACCAGTGTGTAGATTTTACCGATGCAATGAAAGTATTGCTAAAAACAAAATACCGCTTTGTGTCTTCTACGGTAGATATCAATGAATATACAATGCATTTTAACGGAATAATTAATCTTGAAAAAATTTAGAAATTATGGCAGCAGGTCAGATTTATAATGGTTCAAATGTACGATTGTCGTACAATGGTGGTGTGTTGTACCATACCACATCATGTAAGTTGCAGATTTCTGCAAAGCTAGAAGAAATTGCCACAAAAGATACTAACGGTTCTGTTGTGACTCCAGGGAATTATGCTTGGAATATTTCTGCAGAATCTTTAGTTGCTGATAAGCCGTCGGCTTCAACAACGCAATTGGGTGCTATGGATATCGTTGATTTCCTTTTGGCAAAAACAGAATTAGATATCGAATTCACCAGCGGTGAAACCGGTGACTGGAAGTACGCTGGTAAGGTGTATGTAGAAAGCGCTGACATCGACGCAACTGTTGATCAAAGTATGACAGGTAGTTTTGCTTTTAAGGGTAATGGTGATTTGACAAAAACTATCTTGAGCTAGTTTTATGAATCAAAAACAAAATATTGTTATAAACGGTAAAAGCTTTGTTCCGGCATTCGGAATGAAGTTTTTCCGATTATTGTCTGTTCGTTGGAGTGTTGATAGTATCAATGCTGTAATGGCTCGTTTGTCTTGTTTGCAAGAAATAACCGATGACCTTAAATTCGAACAGATAGATACCATCACTGATATGATTGTGGCTTCTATCGAGGCGAATCCGGAAAACAGCTCTGATATATCGCATAGTGAGATTGACGATATGTTTTTAGTTGATTCTGCTAATGTAACAATCATTGCGGAAAAGGTGGTCAAAGGTTTTATGGAGTCGCTTCCTAAAAATGAAAAGCCGGGAAAGAAGACAGCGGCGACGAAGTAGAAGGCCGCGACCAGGAAACAGAATTAACTTTCGACCGATTAGAAGAAATTGCTTTCGGACAACTAAGGTTGGTTCCTGATGTATTTGACAAAATGAACTATCGGCAGTTTACCAATATGGTAACTGGCTACCGTAAAGAAAAGGATCTAGAAAGTAGGGAGCGTTTTGTTATCATGCGAAAACTAATGTGGGCTTCGCTGGTTGTTGCTCCTGGAATGAAAAGAGGTTTTAAGGAAACTGATGTCATGAAGTTTCCTTGGGAAGAAAAATTATTGAAAACCATATCTATTGATGAAAACGAAAAGCTCATGGAAGAAGTCGCAAAAGTGAAAGCTTTTTACGAAAGAATCGATGGTAAAAAAAATGAGGCGTAATATGTTTAGTTAGTTTTTATTTGATGGTTGAAAAATCCGCTGCTTAAGTAGCGGATTTTTTTTATAAAGTCAAAATCTTTACCCTAGTAAGATTGGTTGTAAACCTACTTTTATTGACTGATAAAAAGTACTTTTTTGCATGGGTTTAGCCTCGATAAATATAAAGTTTTCCGCAGACCTTACTGGCTTTTCGTCGGAAATGCAAAACAGTATTCGTCGTATTGGTGCTTTAGGTAAAGAGCTGCAAAACACTGGGCGAAATCTTTCTACATTTGTTTCTCTTCCTTTGGTTGCTGCAGGTGCGGCAGCGGTAAAATTTGCTAGTGATTATAACGAAAGTTTAAACAAAGTTGATGTTGCTTTCGGTACGTCTGCGAATTCTGTAAAAGATTTTGCAAAAACCTCTTTAGAAAGTTTTGGTATTGCTGAAGGTACTGCTTTAGATATGGCAGCTACGTTTGGTGATATGGCTACGGCGTTAGGTTTGCCGGTAGATAAAGCTGGCGCCATGAGTAAGTCATTGGTTGGTTTGGCTGGCGATCTAGCTTCTTTTAAAAATATCAGTATTGATATTGCAAATACGGCATTGTCAGGAATTTTTACCGGAGAAACCGAATCGCTTAAAAAGCTTGGTATTGTAATGACTGAGGCTAATCTTGGTGCGTTTGCATTAAGCCAGGGAATTACCAAACAAGTCAAAGATATGTCGCAGGCTGAAAAGGTTGGTTTGCGTTATAATTATATTTTGTCGGTTACGAAAAACGCACAAGGCGACTTTGCTAGAACTGGTAGCGGTGCTGCTAATCAGATGCGAATCTTCCAGGAGTCGTTGAAGCAAGTTGGTCAGCAATTAGGTGCGGTTATTCTTCCGGCATTTACTAAAATGATTACTTATGTTAATGGTGCAATAAAAGGATTTTCGGGCCTGAGTGATGGTACGAAAACAACCATCGTTGTTTTGGCTGGTATTGCTGCCGCAATTGGTCCTGTATTGACTGGAATGGGTTCGCTTCTCACGTTTGTTCCTGGATTGATTAGTAAGGTAAATGCTTTAAAAACTGCTTTTGGTGGTTTGACTACCATTATTACTGCTAATCCTTATACGGCTTTGGCAATCGCTGTTGCTGCTGTTGCTGCTGGAATCTTTTTGTGGTATTCTAATACACAAAAAACGGTTACAGCGCAGGAAAGTTTGAATCAAGCTGTTGCGCAAGGGAATAAAGCTGCTGCAACTGAGGTTGGTGCTTTAGACAGATTGTATACTTCGGCCACAAACGTGAAACTTTCTATTGATGAAAGAAAATCGGCGATAAGAAGTTTGCAGGAACAATATCCGGCATACTTTAAAAACATCGATACTGAAAATATTAAGAATGGTCAGGCTGCTGGAATTTATAAAGAATTGCGTGATGCTATTTTTGATAAAGCTCGTGCTACTGCAATCGAATCTGAATTAACCAAACGTGCTCAGGAAAGACTAGAAAAAGAAGTTCAGCTTAAGCAAAATATTGCCGATACGGAGCAGGATATTCAAAACAAAAGAAAAGGTGCTGCGGTAATAGTTTTGCAGGAAGCTAGTGCCATGGAGAAAACCAAGGCTGTTACCATAACTAAAAATGAAGCTGTAAGACAAAGTTTGATTTTGTTGCAAAGACAAAAGGATGCGCTGGCAAAATTTACGGAAGATTCTAAAAGTTCTGATCAGATCTTAGTTGATTCTAAAGCCCAATATGATGCTAAGACTAAGAAGCTTGCTGATAATGAGGCGCAAAGACAAAAAGACTTAATTGCCTTAAACGGTTTGCAGGCAAGTTCTGTTGATGCTTTAAAGGTTGGAACTATTTCTTACTACGAAAGTTTAATTTCTGCGGCTCAAAAATCACAAAAAGAAGTTGTTTTAAATAGTGTTGCCTGGGGAAATCTACAGCAGCAAATAGATGGTTATCAGAAAAAGATAGATGCTATTGAAGGTAAAGGATCAATTAAACTTCCTAAGCCAGAAATTCCGACACTTGGTGATGCTGAAAGTCCTGAATCGCCAGCGTTTTCTTTACAAGACTTAAAAGGCCAAAAGGCGTATTTTGAAGCTTTGCGTGAGCAGTTTGCAACGACTAGTGATCAGTATAGTGTTTTGTCTGAAAATATTAACAATACTCAATTAAAAATTGAAGCTATTGAAGGTGTTGAAGATGTTAAGGTAGGCATAGAAAGCTTGGGGGAAACTCAATCAAGATTAGCTGAAATTGGTGTTGCAGTAGGTGAAACGGTTGCTGGTGCTTTTTCAAGTTTGTCGTTGTCTATTGTTGAGTCTTTGGGTTTAGCGAAAACCGGTTTTGAAGGTTTTATTGCTGGATTGGTACAGACTATAACTAAGTTGATTGCAATGATGTTAGCTTCTGCGATATCGCAATCTATTGCTGGAGCAACTGCTACAGGTACTGCAACTGGTCCTGCAGCGGTTTTTACAACTCCTGCTTTTATTGCCACTGCTGTTGGTGGTGTTTTAGCGGCGTTTGCGGCTATTCCTAAATTTGCAACTGGTGGTATTGTTGGTGGTTCTTCGTTGTATGGTGATAAGATACTGGCGCGAGTAAACAGTCAGGAAATGATTGCAAACACAGACCAGCAAAGAAAGATTTGGAGTTTGATGAATAATGATGGTGGCGGCACTACTGTTGTTTTGCAGGGTGATTGGTCTGTTCGTGGGGATCAAATAGATTTGATTTTAAGTCGATATCAAAATAATAAAAACAGAAAAGGCTAATGTCAAATTCTAATTATTTTGTGGTTCAGTTTAATTCAAATCCTGCGAGTTTTGAGGTGTTTTCTCTTACACTATATCGAGATCTATCAACATACTTTATTTACATGTATGCGCAATTTGTTTCCGGCGGCGTTTCTGATATCACGCAAGTGCAAGTTGGTGCAACCGTTGAAGAATCGGTTGCGAATCTAGCGGCCTTTCTTCAAAACGTTTATGGTTCTGACCCGAATTTGTTTATAACTTCGAATTCGAATGTAATAAATTTTGAATTTGTTGACCAGTTAGATTATTTGTTTATGGGTAGTGCAGGAAATGATGTTGATTTTACTGTCTTTGTAAGTTCGTCGAATCCGCCCGTGTTTGGAGAAGAATTAGATCCATTGTCTTTTAAGGATATTTCTATTTCTATTATTGATACCTACGAAAACGACCTTCCGATGATTGTTGAGTTTCCGCAGGAAGGTGTCTGTGAATTGTCGTGGAATGGTGGTGATGATTTGATTAAAGAAATAGTATCATCTGAGCTTAATTTTAACATGCTAGTTCCTGGCCGTCAAGATGCGCATTTTTTGCATTTGCTTACTACTGATGAAAACAGATATTTGGTGAAAGTTGAAGGTATTAATGAAGATGAGCAAATACAATTGATTTGGCAGGGATTTCTTCTTCCTGATCAGTATCGCGAACCTTATACTACAGGAGCTCTTTTTGTAGATTTTTCAGCCACAGATAATCTAGGAACTTTGAAAGGTAAATATTTTGATCCGTGGGTGTATCAAAATAGATTTCCGCTTCCTGAGCTTTTGGGAATGATTCTCGAAAAAACAGGATTGGAGCAAAGCATGATATTTAAGCCTTCTATTATTCCGGCGGCTTCATTTATTAAATGGGAGCATATAAATGTTGATTTGAAATACTATGTAAAGGATAAGGAATTGAAGGATATTTATATAATCTTAAAAGATGTTCTTGAAGGAAATTTGTTGACTTTAAAAAGTTTTAGAGGTTTTTGGTGGATTGAAGGATTGACGAGAAAAAAAGACGCTTCAGGAGCTGCAATAGTATTTGATAATAAAGGTAGATATTTTGGTAATATAAATTTTACAAAAAGTGCTTTTCCGCTTATTGTAGAAGAAGGTTCTGCTTATTTGGGTGCTATTACGCCTTACAAAAAAGTAAATTATGAATGGGCTGTTGATGGTAATAAAAATATGTTTTCGGAGTATGTTGTCAAGATTCCTCAAGAAAAAATATTCAAAAGTTACAATTATGGTAATCCATTTTCACAGCCACTTCGCTATGTAGATTTAAAGTTTAAAGAATGGGATAGTGTTTTAAATGGTGATTGTGTATTAAATCCTAATAATCATGACCAGTTAAGATTGGGTATTGCATGGACAATGTTTTATGGTGCTTATAACTATAATGAAGCAATGGCTTTGCAGAATTATATCGAGTGTCCTGAGATTGTATATGTCAAGCCAGGAGTGTTATATTCTTTTGAAATGGAGTTTTATTTTGGCTATTATCCATCGTCAGATCAGGGTTCTAGTTCTCAAGTTTATAATAATATGATTCCTTTTCAAATATTTGTCAATGACATTGAAATAATGTCAAATAGACCGGGTTTTTCTGAAGCAAGTAGATATTCTTATGTTGTAAAAAACGCAGAAGAATATTTAGGTTATCCGTGGGGGTCTCGATTTAATTTAAAAACTGATTTGAGAGTAGAGCAAGAAGGAAGTTTGAAGATAAGAATTCTTGTTCCTATAACTGGCTCTCTGACTGCTTTTCAAAATAGTTGGTTTGCTGAGAAATTAGAGTTAAAAGCAGCCGAAGGTTATTCTGAAAACGAAAATATTATTGCTGTTCGTGATATCAATTTTACAAACGAACTGGATTATTCTGTAAAAATAGGAGTGTCGCAAGATGTTTCTATAAAGAACAGTATGGGATTGGGATTGCCTTATAATTTTAGTTATTTCCGAACTGTTCGTAATAATTATTATACGCCTTTTTCTTTTACAACAGATCATAAATTTCAGCCTAGCACAGTTTTAGAATTAAACTGGGAAGGTTCGGAGCTAGAAGGTAGTATGTATAAAACTTTGTTTCAAGAGGGTTGGTCTAAGTCGGCATTTATCAAAAAAGAAAGTGGAGAAACTTTTGCTTTCGATAATCTTTGGGGAAGTTGGGCGGTTAATGAAGTTAAAAAAGTTGCTTTTTTAACTTCGTACGAAGGAAATCCGGTTATTCCTAAAAACTATTTTGCATTTACTGATTTTGAAGAAGGTGATGGTATCTATATCATGCAAGTTCGTTATCCGTCTGAGAATTATTTAAACAGATTGAATTGGAAAGTTTATAATTCTTCAATTATTAATCAGTTTAACAAAGTGCTTGTTTCGGCAATTCATAGTGTAAGGCCGGAAACTATTTTTCGATTAGAGTGTGATGTTTTTAGATTGGTTTTTCCTGAAGATTTACCGTGGTTTTATTTTGATGGTGAGGATCGGAATTTTATCCCTACAACTTTAAAACTTGACCTGTATAATGGTAAAACTAGTTTTGTGGGTACTGAGGGCGTGTATAAAGAATTTACTGATTTAATTTTTGAGTGATGAAAGTGTTTTTTGAAAAATATGAGGATGTTGCTTCAATCGAAGCTGGATTGGCTGCCGAATCGTTTTTGGTCGATTTATCACAAACATTTGTTGGTGGAACAGATGAAGTTATTTCTGTTAATGTATTTGATTTTTCAGTAGCTGATATTGCTGCGTTCAAAAAAGTGGTTGATGCTTTTACGAATGTAGTTGCTGTTGGTAACACAATTTGGAAAGTCATAAAAACCGATAAAGAATTTGATTTGTCTGCAAGTTATGTTCGAAGCGATATTAATAGTGCTGATGGTGATGAAATTGCAAATGGAACGCCTCTTTTGGTTCGTTTTGAAACTCCGGGTTTCTCGACATTTAATTTTAGAGTAATTAGTTTATGGTATAATCAAAGCTTCAATCCTGCTGACATTACAATCCTTGAGGAAATAGGTGTCACAATAACTGGTAATGGAAAAACTTTTGAAATCACGAATGAGGTAGAGTGTCGAGTGAATTTTCTAGTGCCGACTGTTGGTGGTCCGTATAATTATGTGATCCGCAACGATTATGCAAACGAAATTATTGCGCCATGATAAATAATGTTATTCATATAATCAGGTTTACGCCAAAGATATACCAGGTGCCTTATTTGTTGCAAAATAAGTTTTTGATTACCGAAGATGAGTTTAATGTAACCACAGAAGATGGTGAAAAAATAAGATTGTAATGGAAGGAATAAGATTGTCCGAAATGGACGTAATAAATGAGTTTCCAAGCTCTGGAAAGGTGTACGGAATTGCCGCAGGATATAATAGGGCTGCTTTTTCTAAAGCTGCTTTCTTAGATCTAGTTTATAAATCAGCTGTGGGTTTGAATAAATTTACTACTGCTGTAGAGCCAAGTCGTGTCGCTAATGTTATTACATTTCCTGCAGGTATAGGTTGGTTGTTGCAGGGTATTGCTTATACTAATACATTAAATAATGTGGTTACAGTTCCTTATGCGGCAACCGGAAAGTCTAGAATCGATTTGATTGTCGCTAATGCTTTCGGTCAGTTTGTTCGTGTGGTTGGTGCTGAAGTTACTCTTCCTGCTGCTCCTAGTTCTCAAAATTTACCTTATGGCACTTTGTTGGCTGCAACGATATTGGTTTCTGATTCTAGTGTAGGATTTCAAACAGATCCGGCGGCACCTGCTTATTTAGGAATCTATGCTTCTCAATCGGCTTTTTTAGGTTCAATTCCGCGTCCTTACTTGGGTTATTTTGGGTATGTGTTAAATGCAACTCAAAACCTATTATGTCAGTTTGACGGCACGAATTGGAGTTACCTAGAACTTAATCCATACGCTGAACTATTCATTTGGGATGCTGGCGATGATTTGACCTTCACATTGCCTTTAGGTGTCAAAGCAAAAATGGTGTACGTGAATGATGTTATCGTTTACAACTCCACAAAAACAGGTCATTCTGCTTATCAAAAATGGTCGCAAACAGATTTAGTAGTTACCATTGAATCGGACGTGTTATTCGATGATCAATCAAGAATTTTAATCACAAATTAATTATACAATGAAAAAAACGATTCTCTTTTTGCTGTTCTCTTTAAGCCTTTTTGCTCAAGCTCCTACTTCTTTTCAATATGGTGTTAGAACGCCGACTTTATTTCCGTGGAATGGAACAAATAAAATTGATGTCAATGGTAGATTGAAGCTCAATACTACCGCTGGTGGTTTTATTCCTGCTGTAATGACTACAACGCAAAGATTGGCGGTTGCTAGTCCGCAAACAGGAGAAAGTGTTTATGATGTAACATTGGGCAAATATTACCATTGGGATGGCTCTGCGTGGGTTGTGAGTGGTGGCGGCGGTGGAAATTTAGCGGCTACTTTGGCTTTGGATAACAAAACAAACAGCATTCCTATCACATCGAATGACGGTAATGCGCAATTAATTTTAGAAGATACAGGTAATGTTGAGTTGTCTTCTTATGATTCAGATAAGAAAATCTATTTAGCAACTGATAGTTTTAATTTTTCATCAGATGTGAGATATCTTTTTCAAGGAAAGGGTGTTGATATAAATACTACTACAGACGGATTCGGTTTACCTCGATTGACGACAACTCAAATGAATGCGATTGTTGCGCCAACAGAAGGAATGCTTGTTAGAAATACAACTGAAAGCTCAATTTATCAATATAACGGTACTGCATGGGAGCCTTTAGGTAGTGCTGCTCCAACACTTCCAGAATTTCAAATCGCAGTTGGTCAAGTCGGTGATGCTTTTGGCTCGTCTGCTGATTTAACCTTTGAAGGTGGTGATTTGAAGGTTTTAGGAAACAATGTTATGACTGTCGCCGATGGTCAACCTTTAGATTCTGACCTTACTGACATTTCATCACTAGCGCCGCCAAACGATAACATTCTGCAAAGAAAAGCTGGTGCGTGGACTAGTAGAACACCAGCGCAATTAAAGACTGATTTGGCGCTTGGAAATGTAGAGAACACAAGTGATGCAGATAAACCCGTTTCGACAGCACAAGCAACAGCTATAAACGCAAAGGTAACAGATGCAATAGTTAACGGAGTAACAACGGTTGCGCCTAGTCAAAATGCTGTATTTGATGCGTTAGCTTTAAAGCAAAATAATTTTGTATTAGGTAAAAAAGGTAACGCATCAAGTACGCTAACTGGCACAACAACAGAAACTATTTTAGAAAGCATTTTTATTCCTGCTGGAAGCGTTGCAGTTGACGATGTGATTTATATGCGAAATAGAATTACTAAATTAAACACAAGTATAAATGGTTTTTCAGTACGGTACAGGATTAACACTTCTAACTCTATTTCTGGAAGTTCTGTTTTGGGAATAGCAACTTTGCCTTCGGGTAGTAATTGGCGGTCGCAAGGTATTGAAAGAACATTAAATTTTAGGGCTTCTAATACGATTGAAGTCATGGACAACACTACTTCTTTTGCATACGAAAACGCAACTACAATTTTAGCAAATACAAATATTACACTTACATATACCTCTGGCTTTTGGATATTAATTACTGCTCAATTAACAAACGGTGCAGATAGTATTGTCAATTCTAATTACATAATACAAAAATTCTAATGAAAACAATAATTGATAAAAATACAGGAAAAGTTTTGTTTGCAACTTTGAATGAAGTTGATTTAAAAGAAAACGAAGTGGCAATTAATTCGCTACTAACTGAAAACTTTGTAAATCCTTATTGGAGTTTTGCAAATAGCACATTTTACGAAAACGCAACGTCAGATGAAATAGCAGCAGCACAAACCCCAACACTAACAATTAACGAGGTTGTAATCGACCTAGTTACAAAACAAGTTGAAGTTATGACCGATGAAGAAAAAAATAATTTGTTACAACTATTAAGTCAATAAATTATGATATCAACTCTTTACAATGAAGCGCGAAACTATGCTCATTTAGTGAAACTGTTTTGCTTCATTTATTCAATTTGGTTTTACTGCAATGCTTTTGAATACACTTTAGAATCAAAGATTGTTGGATTATCAATAGCCTCAATTGTTATTTCAGCGGCTTATGGTGGCATCTGGGATTGGTGCCAAAAAGTATTTTTAAAAGCTCCTTTTAGTTGGGGTGATATTGTCAAAGGCATCGTTGGTGGGTTCTTGGGTTATCTGTTCTACATGATTAATCCAAACGTTGAGTTCATTGCTAAATGGTGCAGTCTGGCTTGTGGGTGTCTTGTTTTAATCTCTATTGGATTGGGGTTGAAACTGATGTACACGCGTTGGAAAATAAGACAAAATAAGTAACCAATTAATTTTATATATCATGGGAAATTTCCTTTCAACAAAATGGGGTTCGTTTTTTAAACAATTCCTAGCAGTTATGCTGATGTTCACAGTAACTACCGAAGGTGGAATCGCAAATTTAGGATGGATTGCATTGCTAGAAGCTTCATTGCTTTCTATGCTTCCGGTCATTCTTAAATTGATTCAAGACGAAGGTGGTTTTTTCAACACCTGGTACGGTGGTTTAACAAAGTCTTTGATTGTGATTGTCATTGCTTACTTCTTGCAAGTGGGTGATATCTTCAACATCGATTGGAGTTTGTTTGTGAATTCTGTTTGGACTGCATTTGTGCCGGTAATCATCAATATTTTGAATCCTGGTGATGAAAGATATGGTTTTGCATCGCCTAAGCCTAAGAACCTAGACTAATATCATTGCGCGGTGCTTAATAGGTGCCGCGCTTTTACATTTAAGCCTACTACAAGCCATGAATAGATGGAAGTTAATTCAAGAATTTAATGCTTTACCGCCTCAAAAGCAAATTAGAAGCCTTCTATTAATTGCTGTTTGCGTTTTGTTTTCATCGATTGGTGCGATTGTATCTCACTATGAAGATAAAATGAATGTGCAGCAAGTAGTATTTCAAAATAAAGAAAAGTACTATCAGTTTCAAATTAGAGTAAAGGATTCGCAAAACGTGGCTGATCATAAAGACCAAATCGAATTCATGCAAAAAGAAATTATGATACGATATGAGTTCAAAAACGAAATTGATAGTTTGAAATCAATTAAAAAATTACAGTAATGAAAATTTTAATCACCGCTTTGTTTTTGTTTTTAATAACGCCTTTTAGTTCAAAAGAAGTTGATAAGAAAAGAATTTCTTATGTGCAAGATATGCGCCCGACTATTCATCAAAAAGTGCAATTAGAGAAATCTAAATTGGAGTTAAAGAATTCAGAATTGAAGGTAATGATTGCTGAATTAAAAGACTAGGTTATGTGGCAGAGCGATTATATTGAAAAGCCTTGGAAATATATTGATTCTAAATCTAAAAGAAAAGAACAAGAATCTAGGGCAAAAAATAGACGAAAACGTAAAAGCAAAAAATAAATGAACGCAATTCAAATATTTCAACAAAAATACGGACTGTCACCCGATGGCGCTATTGGTCCAAAAACCTTTGCAAAAGTTTGCGAGGTGTTTACACTTAACAAAGAACAAGCTGCGCACTTCCTCGGTCAATCGCATCATGAAAGCGGCGGTTTTGAAAGGCTAGTTGAAAACATGAACTATTCTGCGCAAAGATTAGCTGATGTATGGCCAGCGCGTTTTTCATTAAGTCCAAAAGCAAAAGTGAAAGTTCCTAATTCACTTGCAAAGAAAATAGCAAATCAGCCAATGCTTATTGGAAATACTGTTTACGCTAATCGAATGGGTAACGGTGCGAACAATGGATTTGCGCATCGTGGCTTTGGTGCTATTATGATTACAGGAAAAAAGTTGCAAGATAAGTTTGCGGACTTTATTAATGATCCAATGGTAAAAGTTCAGCCAGAACTTATCGCAACGAAATACGCGATTGAAAGTGCAATTTGGTATTTCAATATTCGAAACGTTTGGAAGCATTGCGGTGTTGTTGATGAGCAATCGATTTTGAATGTGAGTAAGATGATTAATATCGGAAATGTAAATACAAAGCTCATTCCTCATGGTTTAGAAGATCGTATGGAAAGAACTTTTAATTATTACGAACTTTCGAAAAGAGCATGAGTAAAGACATCGAAATAACTGATGAACGTGGACGGTGTTGGGTAAAAATACCAACAGGTTATCGGTTGAAAGATGATGTTACAAATGTAATTCCAATAGCAATGAAAGGTAATTTATTTCCAGCTGGGAATTTTAATAAAAAAAGAATATGAAAACATTTTACAAAATACTGCCCTGGGCGCTGTTGATTATTGCTGCGGTGATAATCTATAATATAGTCTTCAATTTTTGGATATCCAATGACGAAGAAGTAAAGTCGAACGAGCTCAAAAAAGAAACTTTGCAAAAAGGCATCGACACGATTTCAGTTAAGCAAACAGACCTTGCAGACAAAGGCAAAGATTCTGCAAGGTCGTATTCCAATAATGGAAATAATATCATTAAAGTAATTTATTATGAAAAAAAACCTATTGTGCTTCCTGGTGCTGATTCCGTTGATCGGTTTATCGCAGCCTACAAGTTTACCGAATAAGAATGATGTTTATAAAGGATTGGTCGCTGGTGATCGGTGCCGGAACTCCGAGCTTCCGGTATGTGAGAAAGTGGCTAAAGATTTGAATAAGATCATTCAGGATCAGTCGTATTTTATTATTGACTATACCGATGAATTCCAAAAGCTTCAAAAGTCAAAAGATAGCTTGTACCAGGAGAAAGAAAAGGTGTCTGTTGAGTTGCAAAGATTGAAAGATAAGAAAGTTCCTTTTTACCGTAATCCATGGTATTATTTGATTGCTGGGTTTATTGGTGGAATTTTTATAAGTAAATAAATTGGGTTAATTTATTGTGTTTTGACTGAAACCGTTTCGAAAGAGGCGGTTTTTTTTTATGTATAAATTGGAGTATTATTGGAGTGTGTTGGGTTATGTTTCTTTTGTGAGTATTGTTGTTGTTGGGTTGTAGGTGGTGTATAAAATTGCCTTCTAAGCAGGCGGTCGAAGGTTCGAATCCTTCTGCGCTCACATCATAAACCACTGTTTTCAGTGGTTTTTTTGTTTTATGTAATTTATGTTTTATACTTTTACTGCGAAGTTTTGAGAAGTTTTAAGAAATAATTGGAGTTTTTTTGGAAGCTGTATGACTATAAAATTTAAACTTTTGGTTTTTGAGCCGATGACAAAACTTGGTCATCCGCTTAATCTTGTAATATCACACCAGGGAATTAAAAAACAAAAAAAGATTGGCTTTGCGCATGTCGGTCATTGGTTGGATGAAGAACAGAATGTTTCCGTGAAACACCCGGATCATGATGTTTTGGCTCCGGTGATTGCTGACTTCAAAAACCGAGCGCGGAAAATTGTTGTGAAACAGTGTGCTTCCGTTGATGAAGCATTTGCTGAATTATTTAGTAAGGATGCTGATGGTGTTTTGTTCCTGGATGCGTTTCGAAAGATTATTGCTAATATGAAGTTATTGATTGCTGATTTGCAGAAGTCAGGAAACGATCGAGCTGCAAATAAGATGGCTGGAAATATGACTGTGTATGAAAATGTTTTATCGCAATTTGAGCCTTTTTGCTTTGATTGTTTGGTTAAAAATATTGATTACAATCTTTTGATGCGCTTTCGAAATTATAAAATAGGAATGGGTTGTAGTAAATCTACCGTGAATTTGTATTTAAGAACAGTTCGATCGGTTTATAATAAATCGATTTTGCTTTATAATTTGCCTGACAATAAGCCTTTCATTGGAGTTTTTAAAGGTTTGGCGGTGAAAAGCTATCACAGTAAGAAAAAGTATTTGAATGATGATGATCTTTTTAAGCTGGAGCTGTATTCTTCGCAAAGTGAAAAACAAAAGTATGTTGATTTGTTTCTTCTTCAGTT